TACAGCAAGATTAGAGAGCTCCTGACGCGCTGTGCGGTCTACACGAGCTTGCAACATGGACCGCGGAACGCCGATCTTCTCCAACTCTGCTGCAAGGGCACGTCCCTGCTGTGGAGTACTGACCTTTGTCATCTTGCTGGCGAAGGCAGGATCTTCCAAGGCTTTGGTAAAGATGCGCTTGTAGATTTCGTTCTCTAAACCAGCGGAGAGACGTACCAGCACGGCCAATGCACCGGTGGATGGAGCGATACGGCCAACTGCTGCCTCGCGGGCCGTGGTTGTCAGGAATTGAATACCTGATCCCATCACACGCTTCAACGTCTCATCCAACGATTGGAAGACAGGAATCTGCCCTGTTACATCCGCAAAAGCATTGACCCGGCGCTGCATGTCGGCCAGCATTTTTAAATCTTCCAGATGCTGTGTATCTTTGAACAGCACCTTCAACGACTTCTCATTGTTGTCGATGAATGTCTTCAGCGCACCACCGCCCGTAGCACCTTCTGTGGCTAAGTCATAAATAGAACGGCGCAACGCGGCAAGTTGCTCGGGATTTTTACCTAACTCATCCACCAGAACCCGCATGGTCGCTGGGTCTTCTACTGCCTTGGCCAAGGTCTGACGGGGGTCAGCATCAGGACGGGTTACGCGCTTGAGCATTTGGTCAAGCTCATCGTTGCCCGCTGCGACTCGACGAGCATCTATTTCACCCATGCGGCGAACATAGTCATCAGCAAGCGTTACCTCATCCTGCAATTTTGCTTGCAGTGTGTCAGGTAGTGCTTCCACAATGTTTTTGTTCTTATCTAAAACGGAACGAATCGTCTTCGGGTCTACCAAGCCGTCTTGGTTTACTACGCCTTTGGTACGCAGCCAATCCACTGTGCCTTTCAGCAGCAGATCGTCAAAGCCCGGGGTGCCCGCCAGAGATACCTGCAACTGACGCAGATTGCCCGCATTGGAAAATGCCTTTTGCAGCAACTGCTCGTTACCCAGCAAGAATGCATCGCCACGACCTGTCTTCTGAGCCATGAGCAGCGGTAGGTTCTGCTCGAACCCTGCACGATAATCAGCGAGGACATTCTTCATACCCTCGTACTCTGTCTTGATCTTTGGCACGTGGTCCAAGATCAGCTTCTCGATATCGTTGTACACCGCAGTGCCGGTATCCAAAGTACGCTGGGCATCAGTTAAGCGTGTACCGCCCTTATTCATAGCGGAGTTGTATCGTGCCAATGCGTCATTGCGGAACCGTGCCGCAGATGCTAAGTAGTCCAGTGCCTCTGGGACATTAATATTGATACCCGTGCTCTCAAGCGCGATTCGAGCAGCATCCTCATTAATCTGAGAAGGATTAATGGTAATGGACTTCCCCGGAATACCCGTAGGAATCGTTGCATTGCCTTTGGCATCCATCTTAACGGCTTCCGCCAAAGAGGCGCGGCGCTTGGTTCCTTTGCCTGATTTACCCTGCACCAAAGCCATAACCGAACTACGGATGGCCTCATCAAGGTCCGGAGGAAGTCCCAAACTTCTAATCTGTTTATTGATTGCGTCATCGGTCAACTCTTTGACCATCTGATTCTCTAAACGAGCTCTAGCGGCTTGTTGGCCTTGAATAAAATTACGCAGGAAAGCAATAGGCTCCGGAATAGGATTGCGCAGTGATGGACGCTCTGGGGAATATTTCTCCACGAGCCCTGTCGCAGCCTTTTCCATGTCCCGTGCAGGGAACAAAGATTGCCCTTCACTTCGCGTAGGCATCGGCAAGCCCTCAGGGCTGGTTGCCTGACGAAGACCCATCAGACGCAACGTGTTGTTCCGCATGTTGTAGTCAAACTCCATGGCACCCATCAGTGCGCCACGCAGTTCGTTATTGATCATGTCCATGTTCTGAGGTCCGAGGCGCTCGGACACTGCCAAAATCTCCGCTTCCGTCATATCCTTTTTAGCACGGAGCAGATTCTCAAAAAAGGATTGACGCTCTGCCTGTGCGGCTTGGAACGCCTCAATAACCGATTGCCGCGCTTCAGGGGCAATGCTGTCCATTAGCCCACGAAGTTTCTGCTGGTTCTCGTTAATACGTGCTTTGGTCGCTTCCAGTTCCTTTGGCCCAAGCTGTTGCAGCAGCTGTGCCTTTCTTTCAAGCAGCGGGCCATACATGGTTGTTTCAGCCGCATCAAACATAAATCCTGCTTGTGAGAAGCGTGGGTCTTGCATGGCCAGTTCAAGCTGGCGAAGAGCTTGCTGTGCTTCGGGGCTCTCGGATATAGGGCCAAAGACCTGCGCTAATTTCTTCTCCGCATTTTTCATCAACAACTGCGGAACAATGCGGATACCCGGCAGTTGGTACGCCTTGCCTAACCCCTGTAGTACCTCATTTTCTACTTCGCCTAGACCAGAAGTAGCACTCTTTATTTTGTTCTTGATTGCTTTCCCTGCCATAACGGAAGGGAGCATGCTCAGTGCTAAAGGCACACCAATAAATGCACCCATTGGCAAGAGATTTTCATACAACTGCTTATTGGGGTTATCGTCGCTGACATTCTCTGTCACCGCTTGACGCAGACCTTCATATCCAGCACCAAATGCAACATCGACCGCCGCCGCTGCGCGTGGACTCTTCTGTACAAACTTGATGGCATCATCCGCAATACCACGTAGCACACCCGTTTTCACAGTCTGTGCAGTAGTTACCATGGGGCGCAGACGAGCCGCCCATGCAAGAATTCCAGTGAAGGGCATTGTTCCGCCAACACCTTCTGCAATAGCACGGGCATAGCGTTCGGTGGAATCGCGGGGAGCAACCTGACCCTTGTTGAAGAATTTACCTAAGGTAAAAACCTCATCCTCTTTCATTCCCAAGGCCCTGCCGATCCCTAGTGTCGCAGCATCAGGTAAAGCAAACAGTGCAGAGTTGAATCCCCAAGAGGCATTACGCAACAAGCCCCCCAAACGATCTCCCTCAGGAACAGCTTGATCCAACTGCGGTTTCGCTCGAGCGGATTCCGTTGTTGGCGCACCTTCGACGCGGCCAACCACATTGCCTGTGGTTAGGTCAACGAGTTCACCACGTGCGTTGGTTAGCGTTGTCATTTTTGGATAAGCCCTTTGAGTTGAGTCGGGGTAAATGCATCAATGCGGCCATTAGGCATTTTTATGTACACGGTGGCTCTTGGGTCCTGCAATGTACCAATTGTCGATCCTAAATAAGTAAACATACGTTTTTGACCTTCTGGATCAGCAGGAACAACAAACGGGTCAACTTGAGTACCCGTTTGTGGGGTTCGCATCACGTAGTCTTTATTCTCAAAGCCCAATTGAGTCAAAACATTTTGACGAGCGTTACGCAACTGCGCTTCCATAGTGGCAAACCGCTTGGCAGCGACTTCTTTGTTTGTAAAAAATTCTGTTGGTTTAGTGAGGTCGCCTAGTATGTCCCGCGCCCACTCTTGCTCTTGGACCGCGACACGGCCTTGATCATTAGCCGATGCAATACTCTTTTGCACCTGATTTAACCCGGCTTGGATTTGCTGTGCCGCAGCAGTCTGTTTCACATCAGGACGGACTAGGCCACCAGAGATAGGGACGATGACGTTGTTGATCTTGTCCACGAACCACGTGCCGGGGCTATAGAGTTCTGCATATTGGCCACGAAGATTATCAAACATCTTCAGGCTGTTATCTAACGCCCGCAGTGTGTTCCCCAGTTTGACGCGCTCACCCTTGTCTGTTTCTACTGTTGTAGGAGCATCGCCAAGATTATCAACAAATGGATTATCCGTCCCACGCAGTGTCCAACGGCTATCAACCGCACTTTGAACAGCAGGAGGCAGTTTTCCATTGGCGTCTGGTTTTATGTACGTTCCTAGGAAACTTCCTTTTCTATCTTTAACAATAGTCAGTCCCATTCCACCGTCTTCTTCTACAACACCTTGGTTTTTCACCAGTTCTAACTGAATCGCAAGATCATTGGTAAGAATCGTGTTAGACCTCGTATTCCCACCTTTGATGTTTTCCAAAATCTGAGCATTATTAGCCCGAATACTTTCCAACTGCTCACGCGATCTTGCTTGCAGCACTGTATTAGCAAGACGGCCTTGGATTTCCAAATCTTTCAACTGAAGATCACGAGCAACCTTATCCTGCATATTAATACTATTAACTGCTTCCTGAAGCACCGCAGTCTTGATCTTGATGTCTCTGTCTTTAGCTTGCGCAACAATTGCTGCAAAGCCTTTCGGAACTCCAGACAACGATTCACTCAATGCCATCGCCATCGTGGGTTTGTAGGTAGAGGCAAACTTGAAGCCAGCATCAGCCAATAGCAGAAATGCATTAGTACGTGCGTCGGCTTTGGTATCACCCAACAGTTCACGGAAAGTAGGCTCAAGGTCTTTATATTCTGCCCTGATCCGTTCGCCGCGGGTCTTGAATATATTATCTTTGACAAACTGCGTTGTGTCGTCCTTCTTGGGAATAATGCCTTCTTGCGTACGGCCCAATAAATTAGGATCGTACGTAAATTGATTTTTATCGCCAACCAATCTTTGCAACAAAGATGGAGGCTGCACAAACTGTTCATTAGGATCGACTGCCGCAGTAGTTGTCTCTGTAGTTCCTTCTGTAGTGGAAGGCAGACCTTCCTTTGGCACTGGATTAGGGCGACCCCCAACAACCGTCAACTCCTGAGAAGATTCCGGCGCGCCCTGTGGATTAGGACGTGCCCCAACACTGTATCGGGGGTCAATGTAATTGCCTTTTGCGTCCCGTATTGGCGGGCCCTGAGGTGGTATTTGATCAATTAATGCATTGACCTGCGCCAATTCTTCCGCTGAACGGGGCGCAGCATTAGGGGAGGTCAAATTATTGTAAAGAGCAATATCCGCTGCCAGCACTCCAGTGCCCAATGCCGTAAGTTTAGGGTTCTTGCGGATAGCATTACCCGCCATGCCTAAGAGTGGATCTTGGCGAATTGCTTGGCTAAATGGGACGCGGCCCATGTTCAGCGTATTTGCTGCTTCCAGACGAGTGCCTCTACCCATCTCAGGGCCCCGCGGTCCTTGAACAATGTTCTCACGTCCTTGGATCACGGCTCGACGGCCATCTTCTGTCATCTGCTCAACACGCATCCCGGGACGGAGAAAGGGTGTCACAAGCTCGTCAAGATATTCAATGCCCCGTGTCATATAAGGAGTCAGTGCGCTACTGATCTTCCCAAACCCTTGAGAAGCCAATCGAGCACCTTCTGACACAAGCGTACCGCCAGCTGCGCGGAGCGGGGGCATACCATCAGGCGTAGGCGGAGCCTGTTCAGTTCCAAATGGCGCTGTTGACGATTCCTGTGCGTCCAGTGGTTTTGACGTATATCCCGTAAGGCTTGGTATGTCCTGCGTCAAACTTGGCTGCTGTGCCCCGGACGGCATAAGGATGTTAACGGACTGCGACGGAGAAGTGGTACCTTGAAACAACGGAGAAGCACTAGGCGTTACACGCTCCTGTGCTTGATTTTCCTGAAGTCTTCCTAAAAAAGTCGTTCCACCGCTATTCATCCCATCACTAAAAGGCATGGACGAACCAAACATGTCGCTATTGCCAAATGGATTGCTATTGCCAAATGGATTGCTATTGCCAAATCGGAGCGTTAGTTCTCCAGTGGCCGATACGTCACCGCCCTCTGCAAATGGTTGGGGCGGAGCCTGTTCAGCCCCGCCCTGCGGAAAAGGGGGCATACCCTCCATGCCCGGAGGCATCGCTGGACCTTGACCCATCATCGGAGGAGGAGCCATCTGAGCACCCTGCGGAAGTGCACCAATCCCGCCCTGCGGCATAGGCGGAGCCGTTTGCGCCGCAAGCTGCGGCTGCAACATGGCCAGAACTTCCGGCGGCGTTTCCATCGCTGCCTCTTCTCCAACCATTTGTGCCAGTTCAAGGTAACGTGCATCAACGGAGCGCATGTCCCCACGAAGGTTATTCATCAGGATTTCAGGATTCTGCGGGCTACGAGCCATAGGCTGCATATCCTCTTCTTCCATCTCATCCTCAAACCCAGCCATGATGCCAGTATTACGGGCAGATTTGGACATGGGTTTTGAAAACATTTCCCGCTTCAGGATTTCGTCTTTCATCATGTTTCCTTAGAATACACCTAGTTCTTTTGCCGCTTTCCCAAGGGAGACCCCACCTACGAGCGTTCCTGCCACCTGCTGGAATGGGCTAGGCGTAGGCGTCATCTGTGAACTCACCGCCATCTGTGTGGAAGGTGCGCCTTTGTAGATATCAGAGATAAAGCCTAACTGCTGGTACGGCTGATATGCCGCCTGAAGTTCTGTGGCACGAAGTGCATCCAGCTCACGCTGCTGCTGACCTTGCTGCTGCTGACCCAAGCCGTACTGGAACGTGACATCCTGCTGCCCCAATTGCTGCTGCAACCCGCCCAACGCACCAATACCCTGTGCCAATTGGCCACCAAGCTGGGCACCTTGCATTTGTCTTCCTTGCTGGGCCTCAAACGCTTGTTGTGCCTGTTGCATTGCGGCCTGATACCCCTGATTTAGCATATTAGCGATAGTAGAGTTTTGCGTTTCAGACAAACCGCGCTGTAATTCAGCACGTTGAACGCCTTCTCTTGATCCCCCAAATGCCCCCGACTTGACAGCTTGAGCTTGAAGGTTCTGCCGTGCCAGTGCGCCTTGGCGATTAATATTGGCCATGGCCGCATCAATAACTTGCTGCTGATACGGGCTCATGAATTCGCTAACTTGCCCCGGCTGAAAGCGTTCCATCGCCCCAGACAATGTCTGCTGTGCTCCGGTGTATCCCTGTGATGCTTGGTCCATGTAAGGCTGGTATGCCCCAATCCCAGCCAAACCACGGTTGATGGCGTCTTGCTGTCCGGGAGACATCCCTGCTATTTGGTAGGCAGGAAGATCCGGCATAGGCAGTGCTTGTGCCGATTTCATGAGGCCCAGTTTAAGGGCCTCTATCTCAGGGGCTTCCCTGACTACTTGGGTTTGAGTTGAAGTATTGGATGCCATGATTATCCTCGGGCCGCGTTGCGTTCTAGTTGATGCATCAGTGCGTACATACGTTTCGCACCTTCGCGGCGACTACCGCCGCCAGCGCCACGTACAGCTTTGGCTGTCATGACGAATTCGCCATCGGAGAGCATGGCAGGAATGGAATCGGACTTCTCGGTCCCCGGACCGCTGATCTGGCCTACCTTGCGAGGATATCCGCCTTGCATCAAAGCTGCAATACCTCCATCGGCATATGCGCTAGGAACTTGGATATTTTGCATGGTGTAGGGAGATTGATATTGATGACTACCCGTAATATTTCCTTGTGGACCGTACGATACGCCCGGAAGCCCCTGTATCAAATACTGGCTAGGATTAGCATTAATTAAGTCCAGACCCGGAGTTCCATATAACTTGTCTTTCATTGGGTTGTCCGGAGGGTCTCCCGGAGAGAATCCCCCCGCTAAAGCAATTGCGCCAATTCCAGCCGCGGTGGCTGGACCATATGACCGCATGAAGGTGGGAGATAGTTCATCCACATATTTGATTGCGTCCCCTACGCTCTTACCGGGATTTTTAGCCATGAAGTCATCAATCATGGCGGTACGTTGTTCCCCAGACGGTCCCGGAAACAGTAAATCAGAAGCACCTTTGTACATCTGACCTGCGCCCTCAGAAAAATCTCCGGTCAGGAACTTCTTACCACCTTGGTACATATCGCCAAAGGTATCCTTTATCCCCCGGCCACCGGGGGTGTAGGGATCTACCCCGGTACCCGAAGCCCCTTCTCCCTTGTACGGAGTAGTTACTCCCGGAATTTCGGTATTTGGAAGCTCTCCGGGGTAAGACATATACTGCACGTTATCCGCAACATCAAGCGAAGGTAAAAGTTCTCCGGTTGAACTACGGGTAGGAACATCAACATTGGTTCCAGCTTGTCTAGATGCCGCTTGGGCTTGGTCTACTCCTGCATCAAAAACAGCTTTAGGCTTAGTATCTAGGCCAAAACTCTTGGGAACCGCATTTGGACTAACGTCCATGGAAGTTCTTTTCCCCGTCATCTTTCCTTCAAAAATACCGGCCCCCGTATTAGGATCTTTTCCTAAGTACTGAGAAGCTTCGCCATCTACCATGTAAAGGTCGTAGGGCTTTAGATTATTTGAATTTATTGCATCGTTCAGGTTATTGATCTTCTGCCCCATTGCTGCGGCACCGCTCCTCTGTTGAGTCGTAGGGAGATATTTATCTATGTAGGCTTGGCTATCATCCGCCGCATCCAAGGGATCTAGTTTTGGACCATTAGTTGTTGCGTCAGCCGCAGCAGTCTTCGCCGCTTGATCTGCATCAACCTTAGACGCACCACTCAGGTAAGCCGTGCCTCCCGCAATAGCACCCTCGATCAGGCCGGACTTAACCGCATCCTTGAAGTTCTGGCCTGTAGCCATGCCCACGCCTGTGCCGATAATTGCCGCATTTGCTGCTTCGCGGACCGCGGCGTTCGACAAGAACTGCCCGGTGTATTTACCGACATAATTTGATACAGGTCCGCCGCCCGCGGTCAAAAAGCCGGTAGCCGCAGCAGTAAGGGAAGCTTTGAGGTCACCGCCCGCCGCTGCCGTAACAAGGCCAGAAGATAAGGCACTGGTGGTTGCAGCTACCGCTGCTCCAGAGAAACCTGACATAATTGAGCCCACCGCAGGACCCAGCGCCATACCCAGTGCAATAGTTCCAATGATTCGGCCCAGCGGGCTGCTCAATGCCTTGGTGATGGTCTTACCGATACCACGTTTTCTAGACAGCAGTGGCCAGAACTCGGGGAGACCCGTCTGTGGATTGATCGTCCCTGAACCGCCACGGGCCCTTAGAAATCGAGCCTCTTCAGGGGTAATGTGCGCCAGCATGGTGTCACCGTTACGGCCTTGGCTGGCCACGATCCGCGCAGCGTCAGCAATGCCACCTCGGGCAAACTGCTGGGGCGGGGGCATCATGCCCGGTGGCATACCGCCTTCCATCTGTGGCATACCGCCATCAGGCTGGGGCATCGGTGCCGTCATGCCTTGACGGGTGCGCTGGATATCCACCAGAACCATCAGCAATGTGGCAATGAACTCTTCGTCGTACTCAGGAGGCAGTTCTTCAGCAGACTCTAGGAACCGATTTTTTACGAGTTCCTGTACCTTTGCGGCATAGTTCTGCGGATCGTTATACAGGTCCTGTAGCGCCTGAATCAGAAGAGCGAGTTGCTCGTCCGTTAACTCTTCCAGTTCTGGACGAATCTCGGCCAACGCCTCCTGCATCTCCATGTAAGCATCAGGACGGGCTTGCATGAGGCCCTGCTGCATTGCGTCATACGAATCAGACAGGCTCAAAGAAGGAGCCTGTGCGCCCTGACTTTCTGGCAATGCCATGATGCCTTGATTAGGTGCTATAGCCATGATCAATCCTTACGAAAAAGTTGCACTATTTTACTAACTAGGCCAAAAAATACCAATTAATTCCCATTTGTCAGGTCCCAGAAGGACAGTGAACCTACCGCATCCCCAGTGGTAGCTCCAGATACTATGCGTATGGCGACAGTGTAAATATCACTTACCCCTGCCAAAGATTCCCCTAACTGCAAATCCCAGTTATATCCCGCAGGGTCCACTAACGGACTAGTGCCGCCACTGCCTGAAGAGGTGACGTAGTCCGTCTGAACAATCCTACTATCCGCAGGGAAAGACATCGCTGTAGCCGTTATATTTGCTTCAACGCTAGAGGAGGAAGTAGACACCCAAGACCCACCTGTTAAGGTAGGATTTTTTACGAGAGCTACTTCATAGTTTTGTGATGTGGTAGGGAGTACTTGAACACGCTGCGGTAATACAACTGCTCCTCCACGACCAGAAGCAAGCCGAATAGATACCAGTGGAAGAAATGTAGTGTTAATTGTCGCAAGGGCCGTGGTCCGCCGTGCAACATGACCGTAAGAGTATTGTTCGTACCCACCCTCTGATATAACAGTAGAGCAAATCTGTTTTAGTGACGCGGCCACTGCTGCCGTTGCACTGGTAATTTCATATCGAACAGGGAGAATAGCTGTAGTCATGTACACACTGGTGATGTCATTTGCGTTATCAAACGTATGACATACAATGTATTGACCATCAATAATAAATCCGCAGCGAATTGATCCTACACCAAGCCATTCAAAGTCCATCCATAGAATCTGTGCTTTAGATACATCAAGGGTGAGTCCACTAGACCCAGTTCCATCTAACTTATCGCCGTTCCAATTGGCTTGCGTAATGTTACGCGCATTACTCACTGATCCTGTTATGTAAGAACGCAGGGTAAAAGAATTTACTCCAGCCGCTCTTTGGAAATACACACCGTTTTGTGTATTAAAGTATCCCACGCGTTGAGTCAGGTTGGAACTACTACTTCCATCCATGACAAAAGTAGCTAAAACAAGCAATCCCTTACCCGGTTGATATGGAAAACTGCGATATGTTTGCCTAACAGCTGATCCAACCCCCGCGCCTGTCACGCTCATTTGTACAGCCGCCTCATTTGTTAGATATGTCGTAGTCCCTGTACCAGTTGTGGATGTGTCAAACTGACTATCCTCTGCGAATCTATTTTGGCTATCAAATAATGTATACGGCTGGCCTACTCGGAGCCTTCCAAAGGCATCTACATTCGTGCCTCCCAGAGTTACAGGTAATCCGCTATTTGTAGCAACCATAACGCTCAATTGTCCTATTAAATTATCCAGCGTGTTGAAATACTGCCGGAGAATATTGTTTAAAGTATCATGGTATTGCCTGTCGTATTCCACTGGGGCAAAAGGTAACGCGGGGGCCTTTGTCCGTACAAAGGCAACCGATTCAGTAGTTACAATATTGTTTGTCATCTACGCCCGTCCATCCTGATGTCCATCCTTGGCGTACCCAACTGCCACTCAGTCCCGAACGAGTCGCACTCAATTCTGAGTGATATTTCTCGACCACGAATCCGCGTATATATGATTTCAGTAAACTCTTGAACCTCATAAAAATTCTCAGAGGCGTAACTTTGCTTAGATTCCACTTCTGGAGAAGGGGCTGCACCGTATGCTGATCCCGGATTTCGACGGGGTTTTAATAATATGCGGACAGAGGGTTTCCCCGGAGAAGGTGTTGTTGATCCGTTAAATGTAATATCGGGAACCATCTTGGTAACAAAACCATAGTGGTCCCCATCTGCTATATCAAAGTCTGCGGATTGTATGTAAGAAGATATGGGCACCGGCGGATTGACTGACCCATCATCTACGGCTGCTTCGTGATACACGATCAAATTATTTGTAGTTGCGGCCATTGGATAGTCCCGCAAAGGCGAATCAATCCATGCAGTTCTGCCTAAATTACCGAAATACCATGCTTTTTCAAGGTAGTTATAAATGACATATTTGTCATTTACATTAGAGTTTGCTGAACAATAAAACCACCATACCTCGTTGTAACCCTCATTTGTTCCTGAAGTAAACTGGTACGCCTGAGATACATTGATATCGTCATACACATAACGACGAACGGAGCATAGAAGTGTATCTACGCGTCCAGAGTATATGTAGAACTTATCAATCCCCATCCAAAAAGTAACACCCGCCGCAGTTATCATTGCGGTCGGAGAAATCAATGATACGTTATCCGCAAGAAGTGTAAATCCATACACTGACGGAGGCCCTAAATACTGCATTGCATACACGGCAGCATCCGTCCACACAAGAATCTCTTGACGCGTCTGTGCTGCGCCTACAATCTCGGAGCCCCTTGACAACCTAAAACTTCCAGCCTGTGTTGTAGCCTGAACTACCCAATCTGCATAGTCTTCTTGGGCAGACCACCGTATAAGCATAGGATCAAGATCGGTTGAACCTATTTCATTACAACCAAACGCAATAACAATTCGAGTTGAGTCCGACACCATCATCTGATTTATCTGGGACGGACATCCCCCCGCAGTTGGAACAACGGTTGCTCTGGTGGTGTACGCAGGTGTAGTAGTTGGGCCCGGGTCCCAAACATACAAAGCACCTCCCCTTGGAGAAAAAAGCAATTGCTCACCGAAGTTAGATTGACTCCACAGCCGAAGTTGAAGACCAATCCCAGTAACGTATGCTGTTCCCCAACCATGGGCCCATGAATCCGTAATGCTTCCAGCATTCCATGGTCCTGCGCCCCAGCCTGTCCCCACCGTGTAAATCGCCTGTCCGGTGTTTATTTGATACACCGAATCACATGATGACCCTCCGTTTCCTGTATCAAATGCAGTTGCCGTAACAGATGCTCCCGGCTCACCTATTGGAGAAGGAACCCGTGCTGAAATGGTGTAACTAGTATTGGATAAAACGCTGACTATCTGGTATTCCTGATTTAGTACTTCTGCTGTAATGCCCGTGGTAAGCGAAAGAGTTTGGGTGCCCGCACCCGTGCTCGTTATATTGACCGCTGATCCGCCCGCCGTAAGGGACAACTTACAAGTACTTCCTACGCTATCTATAACGTAATAATCCGTATCAACTGCTAATCCAGCGGGAAGAGTGCCCGTAGTAAATACGTTTATAACGGTACCGTTAGGCAGTGCTGTTGTAAGTGTCAACACATCTGTAACAGCAGCCGTATACACCTGTGTACTTAGTGCGACTGCATTTGAAAATGTAACAAAATCTCCAGACTGAAGATTAGTTGCCCCTAAATCGTCAACTATTAATACAGATGAATTGAGTGTCGCAGAAAATGTGGTTTCATCGGTCGTTGTATTGCCAATTGGAGTGATGTCGTAATAGGTGCCACCATCCTCTAGGTAGAATTTTAAATTCGTGCCTACCCCTAAGATGTTGAAACCTTTTAGGGTGATCCAATTAAACAATGACCGACATACCCCAAGAAACGTGTTGTAGGATAGCGCCGCCCAGCCCCCAATTTTTTCAGGGAAACCGAACCTGAAACGAATTTTATCGCCGTCAAACCAGCCACTCTTTCCACTGAGCGTGGTAAGTTCTTTTACTATCCCGGGCTTAAACTGAAGCTTCTGTAGTGGCATGGTTATCTGCCTTTTAAGGATTCAATCTCCAACCGCAATTCCTTAATCGCTGCAAAAGAAAGTGCACTGAGCTTTGCGTAATCTACCGCCAAGCTCCCATCGGGACGAGTACGAACGGCCTCAGGGAAAACCTCTTGGACATCTTGTGCAATTACCCCAAAATCTTGCTTTTGTATGAAGTACCCATCTTCACCGCCTTTTTCTTGTACATAAGAATCTTTCCAAGAAAAAAGTTTTCCACCAATTGCAGATACCACATCAAGCGCATTTGGTATATCTCTAATATCTTCTTTGTATTTTCTATCAGAAGAATAATAGGCAGTGACATTATTAGTGGCCCTGATTTCACCCGATGTCCCAGATGCGGCAGTCCCAATACCCAAGGAATCAAATCGGACATCACTGGTTGTTCCAATACTTTGCGGGGTAGAAAGCGTAATGGTGCCATTACCATTTGTCACGGTAATCTGGTTTGCTGTACCAGTTAGAGTACTTTTAGATAAAGTATTTCCTGTTGTGTTTCCAATCAATAACTGGCCGTCCGTAAAGGTTGTCTGCCCTGTACCACCGTTTGATACAGGGAGAGTGCCTGTTACGTTTGTCGATAAAGAACAATAGGTGGTAGAAGCGGTCCCTGTACCTCCTGAAGCTATAGGGAGTGGCGTAGTCAGCGACAACGTATCCGATGTGAGTGAAGTAGTCGCAACAGAATCCGCAGTTATCGACGTGGTAGATACATTTCCCAACGACAACGAAGCTATGTAATTAATTGCCTCTTTAACGTTATACGAGGCTCCCTCACAGTACAAGAGCACAGTTTTACCCGCTGGTATAACTACTGTAGTTCCAGCAGGGGATGGAACAGTAGTGACATTAACGTCAGTGGCAGCATAAATAGTGGCCGCGTGTGAGCTTGCATTTATTACTACATAAAGCTTTTCTCTTGGGGGGATAGCTACACTGAATGCTCCTCCCGTGCTCGTATCCAATGAAACAATCATATTCCTAGCTTCATCTACCGCACCATCTGTGGCTTGTAGGTAAGATGGGCTCACCGTAACTAATACCTCTTCGTATCCCGTAATCGCTTGTTCAATCAAAGAGCCTAGATTGACATTGGTTGTCGTTCCCCATGTACCTGACTGTTCGCCATTGGCAATGAGTTCAATACGTAAATTAGGGCTGTAGGTACTTGGCATCGTCTTTCCTTATTAGGCCAGCATAGATTCAGCGTGGGTTTTGGCTTCTGCCACCCGGCGCAGCCACCCTTTACCGAACGTCGCAAACGTAGGCAGACTGCGGTAAAACGCTTCCTTTTCTGCACTGAATTTTGCCACTAATTCGCTCTGATTGGCATCTTTTAATGACTGCATGGTCTTGGGGCCAATAGCGCCGTCCGGGGTAGTGCCGATGGCTTTCTGCATAGTCTTGATCGCACGACCGGGGCCAGCGTTAATGGCAAAGTCAAACATCAGGTAGTCCAGACCGTCAGGCATCTCGTCGCCCTTAACTGCATCCCAGTACTTCTTCTTGTACATCGGACCTACCGTTTCAGGCGTCAGAGCGCGCATTGCCTTTTCGTCAACAACGTGACCTACCCACTCTTCCCAGACTTTCTTGGTCACGCCAAGGTTTGTCATGCCGCCGGGGTCTTTTGGATGGTTTACGAACCCACCTTCATGCTTCAGGATGGCTTTAAGGGCTTCGTCGAAGTTCTCTTTCATTTTTTGGCTTTCATATCAATGATCTTCTCAAGCGTTCTGCCGCCAAAGTAAAACGACATCACCAGCATCCCCCACTGCCCCAGCAGTTCAACGAAGGAGTCGGCAATATCAACTAAGGCTGCGTCAAGAATTGCCAGCACCAGATATGCCACCAGAATGTAGATCAGCGTCAATGGTCGGATGTTCTTGGACAGCCAGCTATCGCTGCCCATGTCAGCTTTTAAGCGATCCGTCAGATTGTTCTGTTCGGTCTTGTACAAGTCAGTGTCGTTCGCCATCTTGGCAAGTTCACCGTCCTGCGCCATCTTGGCAAGCTCCAGTTGCGCCTTGGCCTTGGCTTCCGGATCAGGAATCAGTTTGTCGATCAGTTTGCCGCCAATGCCCAGCAGCGCGTCTAGTCCTAGCATGTCAACCCCCTTGTTGGAACATCCATCTCATAAAGTAACCAAAACCAGCGATCAGTGCAAATATCACAATCATTGCCAAAACGGCCTGTATTGTCTCAAGCTGCTTGGCCTTAGCCCGTTTTTTCTTCATAGCTTCGGCCTTCTCGTGCAACCGCTTCTCGGTCTCTGCACGGCGCTTGGCTTCTGCCTTGGCTTCTCTGTCTGAACGGAGCTTGTGCATCCGTACCCAGAACTCTTCCCACATCCCTGACTCTTGGAAGTGATAGATAAAGATGTGCTTGATGTCGTCGTAGTACTGCTTAATCTGGCGGTCAATAGCCATCAACTCCATCACGTACTCGGCATCCGACATATGGTCAGCTACCGTCTCGCCCCGCTCTATCGCCTCTTCCTGCGCTATCTTCGCTTCTTCTAACTGCGCCCTGTTTGTTTCGTATTTACCTGCCGCTGAGAAAAACTTTTTCACCGGGGAAAGCGACTCGGATAAGTTTTTCCCTGACTCGACGCATTCGTTAATGCTGTCAAACGCTTCCTTAGCTTCATCGGCTGCGGCTTTGATACCGTTAACTACAAGCTTTACGCCTTGTATAGCCAGCCCAATCGTTATCGGATCGATCATGATTCATAAGCTTTCTACTTTGTTAGGCCACGAAGTTACCGCTATTCCCCTGCGGCAGCTTGGTTAGCTTGTAGTAACTACTGCGCAAAGGCGTAACTGTACCCGCGCTTGAGGTAAAGTTTATACGGATGTTCCCTGCATTAGTCGCGTGAGTCTCAATAATTGCACGAATAATAAAGGCATGATTAACCGCTGTAGTTAATGAAGCAGAAGCACCAAATGCGGCGGCGGTTGACGCAGAAGCGAATAAGCTAATTCGGTTAGCCGCGCCCGTAGCATTACCGCCCGCAGCCGCTCCATAATCCACCGTACCATTAATATTTAGCGGAGCTTGGGAAGAGGTTAGCGTTACCGTCACAGTACCCGCAGTGGTCTTGGTGAAATAACAGTATGCTTCAAGCGCGTAGTCAGCATTAGCCGCTACTGATATTGCACTATTTGCCCCAAAAAAATTGGCAATTCCAGCGCCAATTGCAGCACCATTGGCTGTCAGGCGGAATAGATTAGTCGCAGGAACATACCCACGAAGGCTTGTAGCATCGTTCGTGAAGCTCAGGTTATTACCATCAAACTCCATTGATCCGCCATCTGGCGTAGTCATTAGAGTGCCATTAATAAACTCAAGTGGTGCAACTGTCGCTGTTCCAGCGCCAATCTGGACAATAGCGGTATTGTCATTTACCGTTTTAATCCCTACGTTGCCGGAGGGGTTCATAGAGACGACATCAACGCCAGAGGTCCCTGCAT